GCTATTAGAGGCAGAGGTACAACCCCTCCAGTCTTTGAATCAGATATAGTATACCCAAACCCTGCAGATTATGAAAGAGGTTATATGATAAGATACTTCCTTAAAAATAATACTTCAGGTAAGATAATAGAAGTTACCGGTAGTAATTATACTAAACTCAATAGTAAACCTTACTACAAAGGCAGTGAATTGAAATGGATATTAGATAAACCAGCAAAAGATGTATTTAATCAAGGGTATGTATTTAATGGTGCTATCACAAGAAATAAAGCTAATACAAAACAAGTATCCTTTATAATTAAAGGCCTAGACATATTTATCACAGAATATGATCAATTTGTTAATATAGAGTCAGATGTAAAAGGGTTTAAGTTTGAAGAATTACCTAAGAATGAAAAAATTAGGATAATTAAACAGCAGAGACCCAACATACAGAAAATACCAAAAGTTAAACCTAAACCTTTTAAGCGTCCTAAAGTAAACCCTACTTTAAACGAAACACCAACCCCACTAGTTTCTACACCATCAGCTCCTACAAATAGCAGTGGAGGCAGCAGCGGAGGATTAAATCAATCCTTTGATGAAGTAATTAATGACCCTGATAATCTATCCATGGGTAACAACAACCAAAATAATAATTCAGCAAATAACTATTATTAGTTTGTAATTTAATTTATTTTTCTTATATTATGTAAAAGGTTATAATAAATGTTTTATATAGTAGAGAAAGAATCTAAGTTAGAACACTTAGGTAGGTTAATGAGATTAGGTTGTTATGTAGATGTTATACCTACACATGACTTATACCATCCTAAATTAACTTCTACTGTAGCAGTCTACGTAAGAATATTAAAAAGTCAGCATGGTTACATAATTCCTATAGACCATGAAGAAGGAATTAATGTAGATAAACAACGTATCTACGAGATGCTTTCTAACTGCAATAAACTATATACATTAGATAAGAAAAAACTTCTCTATCATTTTAATTTACAGGGAGCAATAGATTTATCCTTACTTCATAGTATGGTAAGATATGAAAGATTAGACATATCTAAAACTAATTCAACTGTAAATTATTTTTATAATAAATTCAGAGAGTTTCCACATATCAATAAGCTTATACCTATATCCAAACACTTCGAAGTATGTGAAAAAGCCTATCATGCATTAAGTAGTGTAATAGATATGGATATCCCCTCTGGATTTGATTTTTATAATAATACGGCTACTAATGTATTTTTCCTATTAGAGCAACACGGTATTGGTATAGATTATGATAAATTCGTAGAGAACTTTACCCCAAGAGATCCCGTATACAATATTAAGAACAATAAAGTTTTAACCTTTTATAATTTATATAATGCTACTTCCAGACCTACTAATGCTTTCAACAGCGTTAATTTCGCTGCTATACCTAAAAGTGAGCAGCATCGAAACTGTTTCCACCCGACCAATGATTACTTTGTTGAGTTTGATTTTGATGGTTATCACCTTAGGTTACTTTGTAATCAGATTGGATATGAACTTACCCCTGAGTCTGCTCATAAGCAACTAGCAAAGCATTACTTCGGTACAGAGGACATAACAGACGAACAGTATAAGGAAGCTAAACAGATTAACTTTCAAGCAATATACGGTAAAATACCAGAGGAACATAAAAATTTAGAGATATTTAGACTAATACAGGAGTATATAGACAATATGTGGTCAGTATACCAAGAAACAGGTATAGTGTGTAATCCTCAGTCGGGTAAACCATTTAATACTAACTTAAAAGAAACACATCCTGCTAAGTTGATGAATTATATGATGCAATCGTTGGAAACCTCAAATAATATTCTTATCTTAAAAGAAGTACTGCGATACTTAAGAGGCAAAAAGACTAAGATATCGCTTTACACATATGATGCTATCTTGTTTGATTTTAGTAAAGAAGATGGGAAAGAGACTTTATTTGAACTGCAAACCATATTAGAATCTAATAAACAGTACCCAGTCAAATTTAAGTACAATAAAAATTTAGTTTTGTAGAACAGTTTATATTTATAATAAATGCGAGTTAATACGGATTTTTCAGTCGACTATGATTTCGACGATATTTTTTTAAGTGGTGATATGAGTAACAAACTGTTTTGTACGTTTTCTACCCAAGAGGATTTAGATAGCGTTCTTACTTCGATACAGGAAAGATATAAGATTATATATAGTAAGATTTTTGTACTTTATTCTAAAAGTCAAAATGAATACATATGTACTTATAACGTTGATTTCGGAAATGTCTCAGCTTTCTTAGATAACACTATACTAGTGCATAGAAAGAAAGAAACAAATACCCTCTACACAATCAACGCTCTTAATACACTCATCAAACAGCTCAATAACGGTCAATTGGACTCTTCTTACAGAATTAATTGGGCAGATTACAAAAACTGTGTGCTTTTAACTAAAGGACCAGAATTAAAAAGGATAAATACTAAATTATTTAACATAATACAGTTGGATAATTGATATTTTATTCTTATATTAATAGAGTAATACATTTAAAAATAAGTTATATATGGACATTAATGCAATCAAGGCTAAACTAGATGCCTTAAACAACACCGGTCAGGATAGAGAAAAGACTGACTATTCTAAGATTTTTTGGAAACCACAAGTAGGAAAACAAACGTTACGTATTGTACCGTCTGCTTTTGATCCTGCTTTCCCTTTCAAAGAATTAAAATTTCACTACGGAATTGGGAAATACCCGATGGTAGCACTCTCTAACTTTGGTAAGCAAGATCCAATTGAGGAATTTGTTAAAGAGTTAAGAAAAACGAATGATAAAGATAACTGGTCTCTATCAGGGAAAATTAGTCCTAAAACTAGGATATTTGCTCCAGTAATCGTTAGAGGAGAGGAGGACAAAGGAGTGAGACTTTGGGGATTCGGTATCACTATTTATAAAGCATTACTTGCTTTAGCTGAAGATGAAGATATCGGAGACTTTACAGACGTTATTAACGGATGGGATATGGTAGTAGAACAGGTTCAAGGTAACCCTTACCCAGAAACTACAGTTAGAATTAAACCTAAACAGACTCCTTTATCAGATAATAACGACTTAGTAGATACTTGGTTAAAAACTCAACCTAACCCAGTAGAAGTACATAGTCAATACGATTATGATTTTATAAAAAAGCAACTTCAAAACTATCTTAACCCAGGATCAGGAGATGAAACTCCAGAATCTACAGGAACAGATAAACTGCCAGAAAGCTTAGGTCAACAGAAAACTGACTTTACTTTGGAAACAGCTACGGCTGGCAACAAAGACACAGTAAGTAAATTTGATGATCTATTTAACGAATAAACATGGCAAAAAAGAAAGAAGAAGTAAAAGCAAGAGCGACTGCTGCTGTACAGAAGTCGTTTAATTTAGGAAATTTTAAAAAGAAGAAAGGTTTTTCAAATGCTTCTGTAAAGTTTAAAGAACAAGGATGGATTCCTCTTTCTAAAGCTTTTCAAGACATTACTTCTCTTCCAGGTATCCCAACCGGTCATATCACACTATTAAGAGGTCATAGTGATACAGGAAAAACTACAGCTCTAATTGAAGCAGCTGTAAATGCCCAGAAACTGGGTATATTACCTGTCTTCATTATTACAGAGATGAAATGGTCTTGGGATCATGCTAAAGAGATGGGACTACAGTTTGAAGAAACTAAAGATGCTAATGGTAATGTTACTGATTATGAAGGACATTTCCTATATGCAGACAGAGGACAGCTTAATACTATAGAAGATGTAGCAGTTTATATTGCTGATTTAATGGATGAACAAGCAAAAGGTAACCTACCTTATGATATGTGTTTTTTCTGGGATAGTATTGGTTCTGTACCTTGTGATTTATCAGTACGTTCGAATAAGAACAATAATGAATGGAACGCAGGTGCTATGTCTACTCAATTTGGTAATAATCTTAACCAGAAAATCTTATTATCTAGAAAGGAAAATGCCGCTTATACTAATACTTTGGTAGCTATTAATAAAGTCTGGACTATGAAACCAGAACATCCAATGGGACAACCAAAATTACAGAATAAGGGAGGTATGTCAATGTGGTACGATGCTACATTAGTAATCACTTTTGGAAATATTACCAATCCTGGTACATCTAAAATAAAAGCTATCAAAAACGGTATGCAAGTAGAATTTGCTAAACGTACTAACGTTCAAGTGGAGAAAAATCATATCGGAGGAGTACAATCTAGAGGTAGAATTGTTATGACTCAACATGGCTTTATCGAAGATGATAAGAAAGCAATTGATAAGTATAGAGATGCACATAAAGCACACTGGTTAAAACTGGTAGGTTCAGTAGACTTCGACTTAATCGAAGAAGGAGATTTAGAAGAAACACCAATATCTCCTAATCTACTAGACTAATGGCATACGAAAATATACTTAATAATTTAAAAGAGACCCCACCCCGTGAGTTGAACGATCATATCTTGATCGTAGATGCTATGAATATGTTAATTCGTAGTTTCTCTCTTCTCAAGGCGATGAACCCATCAGGCGCACATATCGGAGGCCTGGTGGGCTTCCTTCGCTCTTTAGGGTATGTTACCAGAATATTTGATCCTACCAGAGTAGTAATAGTTTGGGATGGAAAAGGAGGTTCTGCTAATAGAAAGAACATTGACCCTAATTACAAAGCTCAAAGAGCAACCAGTAGAATAACACACTGGGGACTTTATGACAGTAAACAGGAAGAAATGGAAGCTCTTATTGGACAATTGCATAGAACGCAAGACTATCTAGATTGCTTACCAGTACAGCAGTTAATGATGGAGAAATTAGAAGCAGACGATAT